CGTCACGTTGGTAGTCGTTCCCGTCTGCACCACAGGCGTTGAGCCGTATTCCTCCATGAAGGTTAGGCGATACCCCGAATAGAATCCAGCGTGGTCGGCAAAGCCAACTTGTGCAAGCGTTGGAACGGTTGGCGCAATCAGCGTTTCCACGACCCTGCTGACATCAAAGAAACCGTAGTTGGTGGTCGGTAGTTTGTCGCACTTCAGCCGTGCCAGCGTGGTCGTTCCTGCTGCGTCCTTGACATCGCAGACGTAGCGGTAATTGGTTGCACTTGTCAGCGAGCCGCTGACCTTGAAGAGCATCTTGTTGTAAACGGGGGTCGCTGCTTGAGGCGAACCCGAAAGGACTGATATTGCCATATTATCGGACTGTTGCTACGCTGATGGATTTGCCGAGGACTTCGGCAATGTTTTCGGTAAGTACTGAGACCATGTCTTCGGTCACGGCGTTGGACATGAAGTTGGTGGCTCGTAAGCCTTCCCGCCGAATCTTGTTGGCGATGTTGATGGCGAAGGAACGGTTGGCGGCAATCTTGTCCCTGCCCTGCAAAGGAATGCTTTTGAAGGCAATCCATTCTTGTATGGGTCGGATAGGTGGCCGCTTATCCCTGTACTGAAACGGACTGTTCGGCGCACGGCTACTGCTTTTCGCACCTTTGACACCAAGGTCCACGAACTTCCAGTAGTCGTTGGCCTTGATAGCCACGACAAAGGACGAATCGGTCAGGGTTATGGGTTCAACCGTTATGCTCTGGGCAAGGGCATTGCTGGCAATAGCGTTGGCGTTTGCGAGATTCTGCTTGGCTAACTTGACCACACCTTCGAGCCATTTGGTGACCAAGGCGTAGGACTTGTTCTCGATAGTTCCATCCGCAAGCGTTACGCCGAAGTCAGCCAAGGCTTCCTTCTGCACGTTAGTCAGTTTCTTCCCTGACCCACCGACAAATACATCGAACTCCATGCTGGTAAATGTCCAGCCACGCAAATAGTGTCCTACCTGCGCCTCATCCGCTCTGCCTCTTGCCGTTCGGCCTCCAAGATGTCGTGAATGAGCAGGGCGTAGTTCAAAAACTCCACCGCCTTCATCGCAAAGATGGCATCGAATTTCAGCACGTCCTTGTTGGCCATTCTCCAAACCACCATCAGCCAACCGTAGCCTGCAAGCGGGTTGGTTACTGGTCCGCTGCCTTCTTCGTCAGGTGCTTGGAATAGTCGCTCAAAATTTGCAAGTAAGCCTCGGAACTTAGCAAAAAAAAACTGACCACCCCCCAAACATCGCCAATCTTGGCGTGCTTCTTCATCAGTTCTGCTCGCTCTGCATGGCTCGCCCCGTCGTATTTCTTCGAAAACCACCCAAGCCAACCTGCCTCCCTGCACAGGGTCGCCATGATGCGATGCAGGTTCTGTACCAGTTGCCGCTCGTCGGTGGTGTTCATCTCCATGAGGTCGATGAGTTGCCCGGCGGTAAGTTCATCCGTGAACACAGTCGGAATCCACCACTTGCCCCCTGCTTTGAACTTGCGCTTGTATGCCAGCGCAGGCAGTTCGTTCCACTCCTTGATTATCTCCTTGTATCGCTTAGTAAGTGAAGCGGCAGGCATATCCCTGACAATGGCGACATCCACTCCCTCCACAATAGCAACCACGCCCAATCGCTTGTCTGCGTCGTTCAGGGCAGGGGATAGTTCCAAGGCGGCAATCCGCTGGAATTGGTCGATGGTCAGGTCTTGGAGTTTCATAGCCTTACAAGCCAACTGGTGTCCGTGAAAAAGTGGTCAGGTTCTTTGAGGCAATCCCTAACTGCCTGCAATACTTCGGGCATATACGAATCGTGACCCGCTATAAACCCGCCCTGCTTGACTTTATTCTTCCATGCGGTGATGTCCTCAACCACCGAAGCATAGGCGTGGTCTGCGTCCACATACACGAAGTCAAGCGAATGGTCAGCATACTGCTGGGCCGCTTCAACGCTCGGCAACTTGACCTTGACGATGTTCGGGTAATCGGGTAGCATAGCGTCAAACATCTGCTCGGCTTGTGCTACTGCACCCCAAGACCAAGGGTCAACGCAATGCAAAAGTTTGCAATGAAGAGCAATGACCCTGCTGCTGACACCTGAAAAGCATCCAACCTCAACGCCGTGGTCGGTTGGGTTGATGTACTTCTTGCAAAGGTCAACAAGGCCATCCACCTTGTTCTCGTTCTCCAAGGCGGTCCAATAGACCCTTGGGGTTTGCAGTAGTTCTGCGATGCGTTGTTCGTAATTCATGGTCGAAGGTAGTTGTAGTAAGACAAGTATTGTTCAATTTTGCGTTGGCTCTTTGTTCGTGCCACGACTTGCTGGGCGAAATATCCGTCAGCATCATATCTACTTGCAATCCATTGGAGGTCGCCAATGACTGAACGCTTGACCATAAACGACCCCGAATCAATGCCTCCCACCCAATAATTGCCAGCGGCCAATCGATGCTCTCCGTTGGCCCAAGTTTGCGCCCAACTCACGATGTCCTCCTCGCAATCCTTAACCGCTTCCCAAAAATCGGGATGTAGAATGGTATCGTCATCGATTTGCAAGACGTACCCATCGGCAATCAGCCTGTTGGCGAAGTTGCGTTGAGCGTGGCCTGCAATACTTCCCTGCTCTCGGTACAGGTGTTGCTCTGCCTCCTTTGGTGTTTCTATATTGGGAAACTCCTCGGCATCGTGTACGACAATCCAACGGTAGTGCCTGCTTGGGATGTTGATGGATTCGGCAATGGCTTTGAGGTTTTCGGGCCTACTGCACGGGGTGACGATATTGATAAGCATGGCTAAAAAGTAACGACAAATTTATCAGGCGCAGGCCATCCCTTGCAGGAGTTGTACACGGTCATCCCTTCCCGCTTCCCAATCCAATGCTCTGCCTGCCAGCGGTGTTCTCGGACAGGTTCTCCGAGTTCTCGGATATGGCTTGACTTGGCCCACCAAAACGTGCCAGCGAAGTAGGGATAGCCGTCAGGGTTGTTGTGGTCAGCGATTTGCGGGAACTCCTCCTTGGTCAACCAATATGCACCAACTGCATCAACCTTCTCCAGTTCTGCAAGGCATCGCTCCCATGCGACGACGTTGAAGAAAATCATGGACCTGCACCACAGTTGGTTGATGAGGGATGGGTCGGAACTGCCCTTGGTGTGTGCGTACAGATAGGCGGCATCCTCGTCTTGGCTTGCCTTGTACATCTCGGTCAGCGTCGCCTGCTCCCATGCGTTTGTGCGAGTAACGACAACCTTTACCTTGTCTTTTATCAGCGAATTGTCAAGTATTTCCTTGACCGCCTTCCTCTGCTCTGGTGGACCAACGATGCCCACCCGAATCTCATCCAACCGTTCTATCAGTCCGTAATTGCAGAGGGCCATCATGTGCTGGTTCATGATGAGTTGCCATTGGCCGCCGCCTCCGCAGTAGATGTGATAGTAGTGGATGAGTTTCATAGGGAAGCGATTGCAAATAACAAGACCAATAACAGGGCGAATCTGCCAAAAATCAAAAGCAAGTCAAGGAAGGATTCGAGGTTCATGGCGGTAAAGTTACACCACCAAGTACTTCCCTGAGTTGCTGACTGCAAGTTTGTTGAGCGCCACATAGCGCAGGGCATCGCAGGCGTGGTTGTAGGAATCAATCGGCACTCCCGTATCCTTGCCGTCCTTATCGGTCGCCCAAGTGTAACTGCGGAGTTCCTTAATCAAGTTGACCGAATCCTTGGTCACATGAAGGTTGAACCGCTTCACGATGTCAATCCCCTGCCTGACGGAATCAGGGCCTTTGCTCGCAGGCTTGATGTTGAACCCCAAGCGGTATATTTCCTCGATGGACTTCGGTTCTGCCGAATCAGCCACAATCTCCCAAGCACGGGTGATGCCAAACTCCTTCAGCCTTGTGGCGATGTCCGAGTTGGTCAGCCCTCGATGGTAAAGCAATTCATGGATGAAGAGGTCGTCACCCCTGCGGTACACGGCGACCAAGGCCGTAGGGTCGTTGCTGAACCCCCAGTCAAGGCCGTAGGCGACGAATTTCATTGTGGATGGGTCTATGCCCTCAACTACCGAGAAGTCGCCGTATATCGCACCCTGAAGCGTTCCAACCTGACCCATGCCGTACACCTTCCACCAGTTCGCCCAATAGGCAGAGGTTTCGGCTTTGGTCTTGGCTTTCTCAATCTCTCGGATGATGGCAGGGTCAAGGGCTTGGTTGTCCTTGTAGGTAACGAGCAGG